GTCTCTAGGACCCCCACCCTAGAGGCATTGGAGGCGAGGTCTGTTTCTAAAACACTTACACGGGTGGTTGTGGTCACGAGGTCATTGTTGATTGTGACTATATTAGCTTCGGCACCCGCTAAACCGGTCTCTAGTGTCCCGACCCTTGCGGCATTGGAGGCCAGGTCTACCTCCAAGGTCCCGACCCTAGATGCGTTTGAGGCCAGGTCTACCTCCAAGGTCCCGACCCTAGAGGCGTTCGATGTGAGATCCACCTCCAATGTGCCAACCCTAGAGGCATTAGAGGCTAAATCGGTCTCTAGTGTCCCGACCCTAGAGGCATTCGATGTGAGGTCGGTTTCCAATGTGCCAACCCTAGAGGCGTTGGAGGCGAGGTCGATTTCCAAAACTTGGATTCGAGAAACGTTGCTATCGAAGTTTGACAGGAGTGCGACACCAGTGAGTGTTGTACCATCTCCGTAGTATGCGGTGGCCTCAACATTCCCGGTGACGACGAGAATATTTGACCCCACATCATCCACATAGAGGTTTGACCCCACATCTAGGGTGTGTATGGGGGAGGTATTGACGATACCCACATTGGCTTCGGTGTAGAGTCTACCGTACACATGAACATTGACATCTTCGGATGTTAGGGGGACTAGGCTTTTCCCATTTGCGCTACTTTGGGTGTAGGCGAGGATGATTTCATCGGTGGCTTCGACGAACCCGATGGTGACATTTGATTCTGGTCGTGTTAGGACGAGACCCAGGTCCAGTGTTGTGTCAAATAGGGTGTTGTCCTTCCCCAACTCTATGATTCCATCTCGAACCTTGAAGTTTTCACTATGGAATGAGGTTACAACACCTTCCACGAGGACATTGCCATCGACGACGAGGTCTTGGGTGATGTGGGTATTCCCAGAGACGACGAGAACGTTGGACCCGGTGTCATCGACGTAAAGATTTGACCCCACATCTAGGGTGTGCACCGGTGATCCATTTGCCACCCCAACATTTGAGAGTGTGGTAACACTCGTTTCCGGGTTATTAAAAGATACGACGTTGGCGGTCACATTACCGTTGGTGGTGGCATTTTGGAGTGTGATATCGAAAACATCTTCAGCCACGGCACCCGAATCTGTAATTTCTTTGGTCACCCGATTATATGCGAGCACAGTGACATTTCTATCGGATAAATCTTCGTTTAACCGCATGGGTGTCATATAGATGGCATTTGAGGTATTTGCTTCTAGGAACTCGTCACTGGCATTAAAGACTATGGTATTATCTGCCTGTTCCTGTCTACAATTTTTACCGAAGCGGATTCTCGTAGACCTCTCCACTGTCGGTAAGTTCTTTACCATTTATATAACACTTGATTTTATTTACACGAATAATTAGTTTGCATACAAGAGACCGGCCATACCATTTTGTATACGTAATATGTTGTAGTTGACTGCGTATATGGGATCCATTATGTCTAGGGATTCGCTCATAATCTTGGCTGAGTTGAGGCGGCTAAAATTGAGGGTCCCCGTGGGCTGATAGGAGCTGGTCATGAGGCAGAAGCAGTACAAGAAAAAGTCGGGCGAGGTCACAAAGTTGGTGTGATAGTAGTTCATGACGTCGATAAAGTGTGGTTGACTCCACCTATAGTTACCAACATCTAGACCATTTATGGTGAGTTTAATTTTATTTGATGGTGAAGTTAGGGAGCTTACAACGGATGTATTTGATGATGCGATATACTTCACGGGGTGATTGAATGTGAGTTCTTGGATCCGGGTTTGGGATGGAATGTTCTTTTGAACTTGGGTGATGAGAATGTCGTGGGTCTTTTTGGAAATTTGTGCACGTTCTTGGGTATCTATATAGTAATAGTTTGCAAAGCATTCTATGTTATAGGCGGACGCATTTGGTCCCCAATAGATACGCAACTCTATATTGTGATAGTTTAGGGCCACAAGGGGAATTGCGGATTGTGCACTCTCACAAAAGAAGAAGCGGAGGGGGTAGAAGTAGGAGGATGAGCTCGTACCAGGGTGTGGTCCCATTGCACTCTTGGACACATTTTGGGCGAACGTATCTATGGCAATTTTCTCACTGAATATGGAATCTTGGGTATCTACGACGGAGCCACCGATGAGGAGTTCAACCTTATCTACCAGGGTTCTCCAATCATCTATAGATTGGGCTTGACTCGAATCATCTGCGGCGAAGTACACGTACCCGAGGAGATCCCCGGAGCGTTCAAAATTAACACTGGACATTGAATTACTTTTCACTGCTCCAAGAATTGTTTGTTTTTCATTGGACTGTGAAAAGTTAGCATGTCTTTTAAAGTGTGAACTAAAGAAGGATATTTCGGGATTACCCATGATATATTCATCCTGGGCACCTATAGCAATCAATTGAACAACACCAGCGGACATGGTATACTACTCTATGGGGAGAAAATTACAGGTTGGGTTTCCTACACACAAAACGGAGGACTAAATAGTTATCTTCGATTGGACTTGGTGGTTCAATGAGAACACCGTCTTGGTTTCGGATATTAATGGTCAAACGACTAATTGTTCGAATGGGATTTATATACTGGGTTACGATTGGGTAATTATCTCTAAAGCTAATGAGTCCAGTGTCATCCGTTGTAACGAGACTGGCAAATGAATTTCGTACCACGCTCATAGTGGCTTGTCCGGCGAGAACGTTTGACGCTCGATCCGAAAAAATAGAGTCTAGTTCTTCAATCGAAACATAGCAGTGACCTGTCCCACTGATAGGTGCAACTGTATTAATTCTCGCAGCCAAAAGTCTGGCCTGGACAACATTATGGACGGGTTGGTTCAAAAAACAAGTAAAGGTGTTCGCCGCCGTTTGACCAATCGTATCAACCGTGATTGTGTGATATTCATAGTTGAGGTCTGGGATCATCTCTGTTGGCGATGTGATGAGAGCCATTTATAGTTAGTTTAGATTAAAGATCCACCGATTCCTTCGGCAATCTTGTAGGAAGCGTGGTCACCCACAAGCTTTTGGGCGCCACAGAGACCACCTGGGGTGAGGCTCTTTGTGTAGGGGCTGTCCTCCTTACCCGACCCTGGTACACATTCCATGCGGTTCTCGAGATCGAAGATGGATTTGTCACTGACAATCTCGATCTTGATTGGCATGGGCTGGTATCTGCTGCTTTTCTTCATGATACCTAGGACGGATATGATTGAGAAAAGTATGACGATGGAAGTGAGAGCATTCCTGTTGGTCTTATTGAACTTGAACATTTATAATGTATCAACATTTTTTATAAACTGCGTTAAAGGTAATTTTTTTAGTTTCTACATAAAGAGTAGATGGATGAAGAAATAATCATCGACCGCGGACACACGACTGTTATGAAATTAGACGCCGACGAGCAGGCCCTGATGGATGAAATAGAGATTTCAGCCCCCCGTCCCCAGCCTGTACCCAGACCCGCTCCTTATCGACCCCAGAGACCCATGCACCAAGAACAGGAAACGATGGACGCCTTTGTAAACCCCAACAAGCAGACTGCCCCAAGGCAGCCCATGCAGGAGGAGGAGATTGATTACGGTGAGGACGAACCAGCATTTTACGACGACGAGCCCCAGATGGGGGAGGGTCCATCAGGTGAGCAACCCTCCAAGGGGTACACCTCGATTGACGAGGAGAAGTCAGATCTCATAAACAAGTTGACACGCTTGGAGAAGAAGGGGTTCTCTGTGAATAAGCGCCTCAACGCATACTCAAATGTTGAGGAACTTAGGGCTGAGGTTAAGAGGATTACCTACAGTATTGATGTGGAGCAGTCAATTCGGTTTTCTAGACGTATGCTTGTGGCGTGTGTGACTGGTCTCGAGTTCCTCAACAAGAGGTACAACCCCTTCGAGATTCAGTTGGAGGGGTGGTCTGAGTCTATCATGGAGAATGTTGACGACTATGATGGTGTATTTGAGGAACTCTATGTCAAGTATCGGTCAAAGGTCAGCGTAGCCCCAGAGGTCAAGCTCATCATGATGTTGGGTGGTTCGGCCATGATGTTCCACCTGACCAACTCGATGTTCAAGTCGGTGATGCCCAACATGAATGATGTGATGAAGCAGAACCCCGATCTCGTGAAGAATATGATGAATGCCGTCCAAAATACGACACGGAACCCCGGGGGACCGGCCACAGAGGCCCCAGTTGGTGGGACAGGGCAGTACGAGATGCAGGGCCCAGGTCTAGACATTTCTAGTTTGATGGGGGGCATCATGATGCCCCCACCACCCCCAATGAACACGACACCCCCCACAATCCAAGAAGAGGAGGACGTCTCCGACATAATGTCCATCTCAGGTGATTCCACAGGTGGTGAGGTGAAGGAGGTCAACGTGGGGGCCGCAAAGGCTAAGAGGACCAGACGGAAAAAGAAGACTGAAATTAATCTCTAAATAATATATAAATGATAGCGTACTGTCCGCTTGAGGAGGTAGATCCTCCTGTCCGACATCAGAAAGTTGTCGAAGAACCGGTGGCCAAGGAGCCAACGGTTGGTCGCGAAGAAACTGAAATGAATTACGTCATCATGGGTTTCATTGTCGGCGTGATTATTCTCGCCGTCTCTGATTCCATCAGGGCGTAAATGTAATAAATCTACCGAGGGGTTTTCCCCCAATGTAAATTTAGTATGTGAATGTTGCGTGTGTAAGAGACCCACTCTTTATAGATACCAGGTTACCACTGGTCGATGAGATGAGTTCCACAAAGATATCGAATTTATATTTCCGTGGGGTTCCCAAATTGGTCAAAAAGAGTGGTTGAATTGTGATTGAATTTCCGGTAGTAGTTACTGAAGAACTCCACGGATAGGCGGTTCCCACGTTTCCAAAAATATTCTTTGTACCGATTGTTATAGCCGTACCTGGTGTTGTCCCATCACTCGTACCACCATTTATTTCAAGAATTAGGGTGCTCATGTTGTCTTTGTCTTCATCGTACTCCCTCAAAGAAGCTACAATCTTCGCATAGAATGCACCATTTCCAAAGGTTAGAGTCTTCGTATTATTCCCACTTGGGGAACTCTGTACTATTACATTTGAATACCTCTTACAGGCCACCTGCCCAGAGTTAGTGATCATACCACCACCAACATGAAGGTCGGTCTGTGCGAGTGACCCCCCTAAACCGATAGCGACCTGTTCACCAAGATCGATAAGACCCTTGATAACGAGATCCCCAGAGACCTCTACATCACTTTCTAGGAACAACTCACCAGAATGGGGGGTGATGTACACATTACCCGACACATCACCATGTATGTCTGATGTCCCCGCGGTTGTTTTAAGTTGAATGACAGCATTGCTTGAGGAATGTTCAACTCGGGCCGTACCATTGTAGACGTGGAACTTTTCGTTTGGTGCCGAAGTCCCCACACCCACGTTACTGGTATGTATGACGTGGAGGCCATCACTTTCGGCGCCATTGTTTACACCACCC